ATGAAAATGCAGTTGTTTTTAAAGAGGCAACTCAAGGTGCTTTATATGAAAAAGTAAACAAAAGGTTGCAAGAGAAATACCAAGAAGTTGCCAAAACAATTGTAAAGGGAAATAATGAAACTAATAACAGAACTAACTGAAGACATTAAATACATTAAGGAAAATGTAGGTAATGGTGATAAAACATACTTCATTGAAGGTGTTTTTATGCAATCGTCTGTTAAAAACCGAAATGGCCGAGTGTATCCACAAAATGTTTTGGTAAAAGAATGTAAACGGTATATTACCGAATATGTTAATAAAGGTAGAGCTTTGGGTGAATTAAACCACCCAACAGGCCCCACTGTAAATTTAGATCGTGTATCACATATAGTAAAAGAATTATACGAAGACGGAAATAATGTTTACGGTAAAGCAAAAGTGCTTGACACCCCAATGGGAAAAATTGTAAAAAATCTTATCGATGAGGGCGCACAATTGGGTGTTTCTACTCGCGGTATGGGATCTCTAAAATCTAAAAACGGTTACCAAGAAGTTCAAGAAGACTTTATGTTGGCCGCAATAGACATTGTTGCCGATCCTTCAGCCCCAAATGCATTTGTAAATGGAATCATGGAAGGTAAAGAATGGGTTTTTGAAAATGGATTCTGGTCAGAAAGACAAATAAATTCTGCAAAAAATTTTATTAAAAAATCTTCCAAAAAAGAATTAAATGAAAATATTGTAAAAGTATTTAATAAATTTTTTAAGGGTCTCTAATGTTTAGTTATCCAATCGGTCAAAACACAAAAAATACAATAAAATCTTTTCTTTTGGAAAAGGCCAATGATCCTATTGAAGATGAAATGACCGATGAAGAAGGAATGACCGAGGAAGAAAAGGAAAGAAAAAGAAAAGAAGAAGAGGATCAAGAAAAAATAAATTCTTCTCCTTTTAAAATTCAAAATCCAGAAGAAAAACCAGATTATACAAAAGAATTTAGAGAAAGATTAAAAAATCTTGGGGTACACGTAACTGATGATTTATCAGGTCCTCCAGCAAAAACAAAAGAAGAAATGGTAAAAGCTTCAGAAAAAATTGCTGTTGGTTTGGGTGTTGGAGGTCATAAAAAAAGCTCTAAGAGAGTTGGAGGCTTTGGATTTGGTGTTGGAGTACATCCTTCTGTAAAAGATGTGGCTCCAAAAACAAATTTGGCTGTTGGTGGTTTTGATCCAAATGTTTTATTGGGTCCAGCAGCAGATATTGTTGGAAAAAACTTTTCCTCATTGGTGATGCAACCATATAAAGAATTGCAATATATAAAATTACAAAAGAGCATTATACCGGGATTTGCTTTAAAAGCACAAGGATTTGCCGATGTTGTGAATGCGGGTAAAAATATTGCTGCAAGCGTTGGCCCAGAGGGAGAAAAACAAAATGTTCAAATGGGTGCACAGCGGTCCTATAAAGAACAAAGAATTAAACAAACCATTGTGGATCCTGCTACCTTGGGTGGCGATGTAGAAAAAATAAAAGAGCGTTTAATTGCTATTGGTGGTGATAAAGAGATGTTGAAAAAATTAGACAACGACACACTTAAACAGTTTTATTCCGACACCTACACAATGTTAAATCAAACAGGAAAAGGACCATCGTCGGATGCTTCAAAGTTAGATCAAAATATTCAAAAAGCTACTAAAGATTTAACTGGAATGGGTGGATTGGACCCATATTTTGCTCAAGAATTGAGTGCAAAACTTAGAGGTGGAGAATGGGTAGAAACAATGACAAAAGAATTGGGTCCATCTCAAGAACGTGGTGTAATGAGTAGTATGGGTCACAGAAGATCAGCGGTTAGTGGATTTTAAAATAATTTTTTACTAAATAAATAGGCAAGGATTAATTAATCATGAAAAATAACAAAAAAGTCAATTTAGCAGAAGCTGCTGCCCAAGTAATGGGTGGTCTACCAGCAGTAGATATGCTTGGTAAACCAAATATGGATGCTTCAGGAAAAGGATCTTTCACAGCAACACCAGTTGTTGCTGCCGCACCAGCAACTTTAGCAGGCATTGGTAAACCCGGAGTTCCGGCAACAATGTCTGCAATGGCAGGCGGTGCAAAGGCTGCTGCTCCTGTTCAAAACACAGAAACAGAAGAAGAAGAAGTAGAAGAAGAAACAGAAGAAGCCCCAGAGGAAGATAACAAGAAAAAAGTTGAAGAATCTTTCCGTCTTGCAATTTCTGAATTGTTGGGCGAAAATGTTGATGAAAATCTTGTTTCAAAATTAGAAGCAATTTTTGAAGCTGCTGTTTCTGAAAAAGTTGAAATGGAAGTCGCAAGCGCAATTGCTCAACTGGATGAAAATGCCAAAGAATATCTTGGCAATGTAACCGAATCATTGGTTGAAAAAGTTGACGATTATCTAGATTATGTTGTAGAAGAATGGGTAAAGGAAAATGCAATCGCCGTCGAACAAGGTATCAAGACACAAATTGCAGAAAACTTCATTACCGGTCTAAAGAATCTTTTTGAAAATCATTATATCGATGTACCTGCAGAAAAATACAATGTTCTTGACGACATCTATGAACAAAATCAAAAGTTGCAATCAGATCTTAACGAATCTGTAAAAACCATCATCGATCTAAAGAAACAAGTTTCTTTGACAGAATGTGCTGGAATTTTTGTTGCCGAAACAAAAGATTTGGCAGATACACAAATTACCAAATTGCAAAATTTGATGGAAAACGTATCTTTTGGCACACCAGAAGAATATAGACATAAATTAGTAACAATCAAAGAAAACTATCTCAAAAAACCAACTTCTACACCAACCCGTGTTGTTGATGTAGAGGAAACATTCTCCAAGACACCACAAGTTCCAACAACCTTGGTTGAAGGATACGTAAATGCCATTGGTAGAATAAACAAAAAAGCCTAAAACACAAATTTACTAAATAATTTTAACTCACAGGAGAATACTTCAAAATGCAATTTCAAGACAATACGCCTTATGATATATTAACAGAGAAATGGAATCCAGTGCTCAACCACGATGCACTTCCAAACATCTCTGATGACTACCGCAAGAAGGTCACAGCTGTCCTTCTCGAAAACCAAGAGCAAGCTCTTCGTCAACAACACTTAGTTGAAGATATGAGCTCTGGCAACCTTGGCGGTCCAGCTTCCTCTTCAAGCTACAACACCGGTGCTGTATCTGGTTACGATCCAGTTCTTATCAGCCTCGTTCGTCGTGCTATGCCAAATCTTATGGCATATGACATCTGCGGCGTTCAGCCAATGACTGCACCAACAGGATTGATTTTTGCCATGCGTTCGCAATACGGTGGCAGCAACTCCTACGGCAGCTTGACTGGCTATGCTGAAGCTATGTTCCAAGAGCCACAATCATCCTTCGGTGGTTCTGGTTGGACCTTGGACGCTTCTTACAGAGCTACACGCGGTATCTGCGGTACATCCGGTGGTACTGGCTTTGCATCTGCAGATCCTAAAGTACTTCGTGCAGGTACAAGCATCGCAGCAATTAAGGGTATCCTAACCAACTATGGTGAAGGTATCGGTGGTGGAGCCAATGCAACAGCACCATACAATTCATTTAATCAAATGTCTTTCAGCATTGATCGTGTTGCAGTACAAGCCCGCACACGTGCACTGTCCAGCAATTACACAGTAGAATTGGCGCAAGATCTTAAGGCTGTTCACGGTCTTGATGCCGAAGCTGAATTGGCAAACCTACTCAGCACAGAAATTCTTGCCGAAATCAACCGTGAAATCGTCAAGACAATCTACTGGGTTGCACGTACAGGATCAAAACAAACCGATCTAGAAGCATCTGCCAGCGGTGGTGGTGAATACGATCTTGACCAAGACTCAGATGGTCGTTGGTCTGCAGAACGTTTCCGTGGTCTTTGCTTCCAAATTGAGCGTGAATGCAATGCAATTGCCAAGGAAACCCGTCGTGGTAAGGGTAACTTCATCATCTGCGATAGCGATACAGCTGCTGCTCTGGCCATGTCTGGCTTCATGAGCCTCAGCCCAGCAATCGCACCTCAACTTAACGTTGATGATACACAAAGCACCTTTGCTGGTATCCTCCACGGTAAGATTAAGGTTTATATCGATCCCTATACCCCAGCCGGAGTAAACTTCTTCGTTGCTGGCTATAAGGGTGAATCGCCTTATGATGCAGGTTTGTTCTACTGCCCATACGTTCCGCTACAAATGGTACGTGCAGTTGATCCTAACACCTTCCAACCAAAGATCGCCTTCAAGACACGTTATGGTGTTGTCGCCAACCCATACGTTCTAAACGGCAGCACATTGGTTCCAGATGGTGAAACCTTGACACAAGGGCTCAACCAATACTACCGCTTCACAGCAATTAAGAACCTCCACGGAAACACCATCTGATAGGTGACCGTGTGTAAGACACACGAAAACCCCCCGAGAAATCGGGGGGTTTTTCTTTTTTAATAATTTTTTTTTAACTTAAATTGCTGGGAGCGTCTGGTCTTATTGTGTAATAAGAATAGTTAAATTTGCAGGATGCTTTTTGCAATGTTCCGTCAGCTACATCAGATTGGAATACTAAACCAGATAAAGATACTGGCACGACATTAATATATCTTATTGTGAGCAATGGTGTATTGCAACCTTGGGGCTTAAACGGCGAATTGTAGACCATCATTGTGGCGTCTACGTGCCAGTCTTCATAATCTAGATTGTTGCTAGTAGCATCTTTAATATTTGTAATATTTCTTATCCAAGAATATAAAGATTTCCAGTTTGTTAAATTAGAATCAACTACAAATGAAACTTCTAATGGTTCAAATGCAGCAACCAAAGAAGGTACAGGTACTGTAGTACCAAGTGTGGTAGGCTGTGTAATGTCAGGAGAAGATATTCCAGGTAAATTAGCTTTTTGACACATTAATTCGAATTGTTTTGTTCCTCTATCAAATCTTATTGAAAAATAATTGTTGTATAGAGGGTTGATATTTATTGTACAGTCTGCCATACTATTATTTATAGATAATCGTTTGGATTATCAGACCAGCTTTCAGGTTTATCTGGTGTGGCTTCTGGATTGTATGGTAATTTTTTTGCTTCAGGATTCATTACTTTTTTCTTTTTTGGTTTTTCTGACTTTGGAGTATCATTTATAAAAATGTCCGTAGACGGTTCCGAATCCTCTTCAATTTCATCTTCTTCAAATATTTCCACAGCCTCAAAATTTTCAATCAATTCATTTACAAACCCAACAAAGTCTTCATTATTAAAAAGATCATTTAAAAGTTTTAATCCATTTTCTACAGATTCATGGTCTTTTGGCATAGAACTTATTACCGAAGAAGGATCATTTTGCATTGCCATGAAGTAAACTTCATACATCTTTTCTAGATCTATTGCAGGCTGGCCAATATAAAGTATTGCATTTCTTGAAATTAAAATTTCATATCCTTTTATACTTGCCAAATAATTTGTTAATTTTACGTATTCTAAAATATTACCTTCAGGGTCCTTACTGTTATAAAGTTCCATTTTAGCTGGTAATTTGATTGTTATCTTATCGGGCATTGACTCGCATATCATACCGATGAGTTCTTCACCAGTTATGAGTTTAACAACTCTAAGTACGCCCGAGAATGAATTCTCAGGAAGTGAATCGGACATAAGTATGTCCTCCCTTCCATATTATTTATCTTTTTTACTTTCCAATACTGGTATAGAAAAAATTTTATAATCAAACTTTTCTTTTTTGTATATTTTTATACGTTCTTCAAAATGTTTGAAAACATGATTTTTATATGATTTCCAAGAAAGATCATCGACAATATCAAAAACTTTTAATGTTTTCTTTTTTTCAGAAACGCGAAGACCACGACCTATACTCTGTAAAAGTCTTATGACAGATTTAGTAGGCGAAGCAAAGATAATATTGTCGAGATTAACAATATTGATACCAGCAGAGGTAGTGCCATAGGAGGCAACAAGGATCGCGTCTTTTTCTTTATCGATAACCCGGCGGATGTATTCTCTTGCGTCTGCTTCTGTTTTTCCGTGAATGAGATATACTTTTCTATTCGTTCCCGCTGCTTCCAAGAGAGCAGCAAGGGGCTTCCCGTGCGCTTCGACATAATTAAAGAGGATAAGGGTATTCCCTTTGGAGCGGAGTGCGAGTTCTTTGATGAATTCGTTTCTTTTTTCATTTGCTATTATCCATTGAATCTCTTCAATATATTTTAGCTTTTTTAATAATTGTTTTTCTTCTGTTGTGTACTGCAGTACAATACAGTCTATTCCAAGTTTTGCCAGCAAGCCTTTACTCATCAATCCTTTGGTTTGAATGAATTGAATGGCAGGGCCGAGAATGCCTTCAATACTTAAACGGTGAGCCTGAGTTTGTTGTAGGGTTCCAGTTGTTCCTATTCGAAACCAAGCTTTTGATAATTTTTGACCTATAAAATTTATTGATTCTGCCTTGGCTTGGTGACATTCATCAAAAAATACGGCATCAAATTGCTGAAACCATTCTTTTGGTAGTTTATATATTGACTGCCAAGTTGATATGACTATTTGTTTATCTGTTTCTTTATCTACTCCAGCAGATATTTTGTGTATGTATTTTTTACATGACCAAAATTTGTCTTGACTTGAATAATCAAAAAAATCAGATTCCATCTGATTTACAAGACCAACTGTAGGAACCAATATTAATATTTTACGGTCTGTATTTAATACCTTTTGTAGATATCGTACCAAGACGTATATAATTAAACTTTTTCCAGACCCAGTGGGGGATATCAAAACGCTTCTGTGGTTGTTTAAAGCGTGCAGGATTCCCTTCTCCTGGTGTTCGTGCATAGTTACTGGTCTTTTCTTTACCGAAACATTTAAAGAGCTGTAAAAGGCTTTTAAGTCGTCTGGAGAAGAACATAAAGTATTCCTGCTTTCTTTTATTGTTAATGTGTAATTTCTTTCTTCACAAAATTTTTGAAGATAAATTTTTAATCCTCTGGGCAATGTTGATGATAAAATGTCATATAATCGAATTTTTCCATCCCATAACCGTTTTTTAAACATAGGCATATATTGAGCACCGGGAACCATAAATGAGAAATAATCTCTCAATTCTTGTTTGATGCCTTTTTCGGTTTTTATATAATATCTAACTTCGTCTATGGACTCTATATCAATCACCAAATATTTAGGTGACTTTTATACTATTCCATTCATCATTTTTTGCCAGTCGATTGCTGACTTTATGGCAAAATTTCTATTATTGAGTGCTTTTAAGAATTCTTCAACCATTTTTACTTTTATTTCACTAACAG